CTTTGTTTCCTTTTCTCCATTAATTCTTTAACTCTGTCTTTTTTTCTTTCTTCTTGTTGTTCTTCAAATCCTAAAAATGTTACTGATGTATCTATATCTATTTCAAGTAATTCATTATTAAACTTACAATTCTCAAATACCACACCATCTTTACCCAATCTTGACTTTGTAATTGCAATTGTTGCCAAGTTCATTTCCTTCTGTTGTAAACTTTTCGCTATTGATATGATTACGTGTCCAACTTGTGCTTTCTTAATTGAGCCACCCATTTGGTCTGTTGTAACCACCTCCGATGAGATTGAACTTCTATTACCTTGAGTTGCGGTCCAACCAACCAAATCAAGTTCGTGACACATCGCTTCAAATCCTCTCATAACCGAACCTTCCGCTTTCCACTCATCTTTACTTGATGATTCTGGTGTAACACAATCAATATAATCCAACATAATCAAATCAATCTTATTTCCATCTGCTATCATCTTTCTTACCATATTCTTTATTTGAGACATAGTGTAAGTGTCTGACGCTAATTTCTGTAGAACTAATCTATTATCCATCGAACTTCTAATCTCCTCAACTTTTGCAAGAACTGTTTCTTTATGTTTGTTAAGGTTATCCGGTTCAATACCTGTCCATAACGTGAAGTGTTTTCTTTGAACAATCTTTGGGTTGTCCTCAAAAAATACTTGTAATACATTATACCCCAAGTTGTATGCTGTATTTGCGATTTTGGTTAAGATAGTTGTTTTACCAACCCCCGTAGGAGCGAGTATAACCCCTATCTCACCCTTCGCAAGTCCGCCCTTAAGTAGTTTATCAATACCGGGAATTCCCATAGGAATTGGGTGTCTGTAGTCCTCCTCAAGAACTGTATCAAGTCCCGAGAAGATGTCAGTAATTCCCATATCGGTTTGTCCCACTTGTAAGGCGTCCCTAACCAACCCTTCAACTTTGTCGTAAGACTCAAAATCACCTTCAGTAATTATTTTTTGAGCTTTCTCCATTGCCTTCTGTAACTCTTGTTGTTTACAGAATTTCAACGCTTTTTCTTGGACAAATATTGTTCCTTCAAAAGGTGCGTCTTTAACTTGTTTTAATGTGTCTAAAACAATTTTCTGCACCAATTCTTGTGTTATTTCTGACTTGATTAGTTGTTCTAACGTATCAAAGGAAGGTGTTGATTCGTACTTTTTGTAGTACTCTTTTGTAAGTTGGCTAATAATTTTGAAATACTTGTTGTCGAAATAGTTACCATCGAGGACATTAATTATAGTGTTTGAGAAGTTCTTGTCTACAATTAACTGATTAAGTAATTGTATCTGAAATGTGTTTCCTAAATAGTCAAAATTTTTCTTCATAGTATTTGTTCGGGTAAACCCCTTTTATTAATAAATATCTTTTAAGCCAACTGATAATCCAAATATTCGTAAGATAATCTGTAATCTGAAAAAATGTCAGTAAGTCCTCTCAAGATTTCTTTTAGATATGGTCTTACATCAACCGTATACCTAACTTTTGGTGGAAACATTTTTCCGTCAAAAATTCTGTGACAAATTGTCTGTTCTCCCAACTTCACATACAGATTAAAATACTCGGCATCTTCTGTATAAGATGTGTTCATAACTGCCGCGTCGTGCATAATTGCCTCCATATTGTCCATCATATAGACAACGGTTTTCATTTTCAAGTCATACGTCAACGTATCCTTGGTGTCTTTCATAAACTCATAGAGTTCATAAGAATTTCTCGCCTTTGGGTTAAACCCCCTCACATTAAAGAATCTTTGTACTATGATGTTTTCATTCAAAGTTAAAAGAAACTCAAGTTTTGTGCTGTCTTGCTCTTTGTTCATATTTCTATTTTTAATTGTGATTTTCTTTTGTATTATTTTTATCTTCTTTATATGGATAATAACGAATTCCATTTAATTTAATGGATTCTACCTTATATCCCATTTCATTTTTTATTTCTACTTTCTTTAATGAGTTTGTACTGTAATAAATTCCATCAACAAAGATGGTCTCATCATCAATTCTTTTTAAACTGTTCATAATTTTCTTTTTTCCTTTCTTGTTAATTTTAAAAATGGTTTAAGGAAATTAACCCAAGCATTATCATCTTTCGGTAAGTACTTGAATAGTCCGTCAGCCATCATCATCTTCATTAGATTTTTATATCCCCTATCCGTCGGGTCAATTTTTTGTTTATAAACTTCTTCAACTAATACTTTTGCCTCATCTGTAATTAGGGGGTTTCCTAAATCAATTATTTTTAGATTTGTATTATAAAACTCTTCACCAAGTATACCATTTTTTGAGTGTCCAGTCAAAATTTTACCAATAATTTTTGGAACTTTCTTTTCCTGTCCGATAATTCGTGCATTATCCAAGATTTCGGTGATAGTGCATGATTTCTCCTGCAACATAGGGAATAACTTAACCAAAGTTTTTACACCAAGTCCATCAATACCTGAAATATTATCTGACGTATCACCAACAAAAACTTTTGTTAATAACACATTTTGATGGGGGATATTAACTTTATCAAGTAATATCATATCACCTAATTTATAGTATTCTTTCTTAATAGGATAGTAAATTTGGACTCTTTCTGATATGAGCTGTGTAAAGTCCTTGTCTCCTGAAAATATGGTTATATTTTCATCTAATGCAATCTTACAGTATTGTGCAATTAAATCGTCGGCTTCATTATTTGGAACTTCAACCTGTCTAACAAATACTTCTTCCAAGTATTGTTTAACTCTTTGTCTTTGATGGAGGTAGGATTCGTATTGTTCCTCACTCATCTCGTTTTTTCTTTGTACTTTATAGTTAGGATACATCTCTTTTCTAACCGATGTATTGGACTCGCTATCCCAACAAACAATTACCTTGTCGTAATTGCTTTCCTCTAAATGTTTTCTGATTGTATTAATGAAATGATATATCCCACCGATATGCTCGTTCTTATTAAATAAATCCCTAACCCCATTATAACCTATCATATACAGGTTATTTCCATCAATTAAAAGTGTCTTCACTTAACCATTTGTGTGGTGATAAAATATTGTTTCTAATTAAGTATAGTTTTAAATGAGTGTTAAGTCAATTTTATTTTTTTTCTTTACCATTTTCTTGAGTAGCATATTTAATACCCATAATTGTTCCTACAATTGAAAATGCGTTTGTTAGAAGTACACTAAACATATTACTCCAAGTTGAACCAATAATTTGCGTTTCCTTTCCCATCACAATTGCCATCCAATAAAGAGAAGTTGTTACAAGACCCACACCTATTATTACCGATAATGCACATTTAACAATTATTTTTATTAACTCACTTTGACTCTTTTTCATCACCACATCCAAGTCATTCAAAGCCGCATTCTTTTCTATTTCTATGGAATCTTTAAGTTTCTTTGAATTATCTAACTCTAATTTCAAGTCTTTTGTTAGTGTTTCTATTTTATTTTTACTGATAACAGTTTCAGTTATATCAGTAGCAATTTTAATTACACTTATAACATTTCCTTTACTATCTAAAATGGGATTATACGTGGCTTGTAAATAAATAACACTACCATCCACTTTTTTTCTTTCTACCACACCTTCAAAAAACTTACCACTTCTTAAGGTATCCCAAAATATTTTATATTCATCTGACTTTGAATACTCATAACTAACAAAGATACTATGGTGTCTCCCAACTATTTGATTTTTTTCGTTGGGTTTATATCCCATCGCTTGTAAAAACAGAGTGTTCGCATCTAAAATGAATCCATCAACATTAAAAGTAATACTTGCCGTACTTCTGTTAATCGCTTCTAATTGTTTTTTACTATTCGCAATTGCCGTAATGTCAGTAGCGACTTTCATTATTTTAGTAATCTTACCACTATCATCAAAAATAGGATTGTATGTTGCTTGTAAGTTGATAAGGGTACCATCTTTTTTTATTCTTTCAAATTCCCCTGAATAATACTTACCACTTCTTAAAATGTCCCAAAACTTTTCATACTCCGATGACTTTGCATAATCTTTACATACAAAGATGCTATGGTGCTTACCAATAAGTTCATTATATTCATCAACTTTATACCCCATCGCCAACAAAAAAATGTCGTTTACACCCAAAATGATACCTCCTAGGTCAAAATAGATAATGGCATTACTTCTATTAATGCCTTCAAGCCGGCTTAATAGCTCTTCTTTAGATAAGTTTTTCATAGGTAGTTTTGTTTATTATAAATATTTTGTAAAAAGTAAATAGTAAATAAATAATAAAAATAAAAAACCCTCCTTTATGGGGAGGGGCTAATTCTTATTGACTAAGAAAACTTAATATTCGTGGTTGGGGGTAAACTTTTCCTT